AGGAATTCCAATAGAGCGATTTTATCGATGTGGGGGTGACAGCATGGCAAGGAAAAAAGAGACGATTAAGAAAATGGTTGTCGGCCAGATGAAAAGTTTGGGAACATATAAACCGGAATACAGAACAACGATCGATATATATGCCGGGATGATATATGATTATGAAGTGTTTGAAGAAGATTTTGAGAAGTCCGGACAACAGGTGCAGGAGGAATACACGAATAAAGCAGGAGCGACAAATATGAGAAAAACCCCTGTCTATGCTGCAATGGAAAAACTGCGTATCGACATCGGGACATACTCCAATATGCTTGGGCTAAACCCGAAAGCTTTAGAATCCATAACTGCAGAGACTAATAAAAAATCTAAGCTTGCCAGTGTAATAAGCGAGCTGGATTCCGGATGATCAAAAACTATAAAGAGGTTTTAAAATATGCTGATGATGTGATATCCGGCAAAAAGATAGCCTGTAAGGAAAATATAGAAGCTTGCCAAAGATTTAAAAGTGACCTGAAAAACGATAAGTATGATTTTAATCCGAAAGATCCTGAATTTGTTATAGGAATGATCGAAAAAACATTTGTCCACCAGAAGGGTGAGGACATGGAGGGGCGGCCTTTAAGAGGGCACCCTTTTTTGTTGGAACCGTGGCAAAAGTTTTTAATTTATAATCTCATTGGATTCCACCACCGCGGCACGAAATTAAGAAAGTATAAAGAAGCCTTTATAATGATCCCGCGAAAGCAAGGGAAAACCCCATTAATGGCGGCTTTGTCGTGGGGCTTGGGATTGCTGGAAAGGCGGTCCGGTGCTGAAATAGTTGTTGTAGGAGCACTACTAAAACAGGCCTTACAGAGCTTTAACTTTTTACTTTATAACATCGATCAAATGGGGGAAAAGAAGAATTTTAGGGTCCTTGATAATAACCAGGAACACAGTATCAGCGGTGACCTTGGGGACGGATATATGCGGATAGAGACTATAGCCGGCAACTCCGATAGGATGGACTCCCTGAATACCCTAATACAGATCCTAGACGAACTGCACCTATACAAAAACGCCAGTCAGTATGATACAATCAAAGACTCCGGGAAGGCCTACAGGAACTCTTTGTGTATTGGAATCACAACTGCCGGGGACAACATGAACTCTTTTTGCTATAACCGGATGAAATACTGCCAGAAGATCCTGAACGGGACTGTTAAAGATGATCAGCTTTTTGCGTTTATCACAAAAGCCGATGAAGACGAAGAAGGAAACGTTGATTATATGGACCCGGTTGAGCATGAAAAGGCTAATCCTAATATTAATGTATCGGTATCCGGCAGGGAGCTGATGGGCGATGCATACCAGGCGCAAAACGATCCGCAGCGTAGGAAGTCTTTTTTAGCAAAGTCCCTTAACGTATATACAAGCGCCATGAAGGCTTATTTTAATATCGAAGAATTTAGAAACAGCGACCAACGGTACAAATGGAGCATTGAAGAGCTTGCGAAATTACCAATAGAATGGTACGGCGGGGCTGACTTGTCAAAACGGTTTGACCTTACAGCCAGCGCCTTGTATGGTACGTATGGAGACATAGATATAACAATAACCCATGCTTTTTTCCCGGTCGTGGCCGCCCATGAAAAAGCGGATGAAGATAATATCCCCTTATTTGGGTGGGCAGACGACGGATTGTTGACCTTGTGTAACTCCCCTGTTGTGGAGTATGAGGACGTAGTAGCGTGGTTTAAACAAATGCAGGATGCCGGACTTAATATAAAACAAGTAGGTTTTGACCGTAAGTTCGGAAGGGAATTCTTTTTGTCGATGAAAAAAGCCGGGTTTAGAATTGAGGATACCCCACAGCTTTACTACTTTAAAAGCGAAGGATTTAGAAGGATCGAATCAAAGGCGATAGAAGGGAAATTTTATTATCTACACTCGGAAGCCTATGAATATTGCGTACAAAACGTAAGGGCAATGGAACAGACAGACGATGCGATAAAATACGAAAAAGTCGAGCCGACGCAAAGAATAGATATTTTTGATGCGTCAGTTTTTGGTTGTATGCAGATGCTTAAAAATCTATCAAAATCCGGTAATGCGAAGAAATGGCTGAAAGGTGGTGAATAAATGGGACTAATAAAAAACTTAAGAAGCCGTATGAGGACAAGAGCCGAGCCTAAAGACGTAATAGCGTGGTATACGGATAATCTTGAAAGTGAAGATTTTGCAGGCTATACGAAACTAAGCGATAACCCGGAAGTTAAAATAGCCACCAACAAGATCTCTGACTTGGTATCCTCAATGACCATCCACCTAATGCAAAACACGGATGATGGCGATATCAGAGTGGTAAATGGGTTGTCTAAAAAGGTTGACGTAAATCCATATAGCCTAATGACCCGCAAAGCATGGATGTACAACATAGTTAATACGATGCTGATCCGTGGCAACAGCTTTGTTTACCCGACAACGAGTGACGGATATTTGGGCGATATGATACCGTTGCCTCCAGCCGTTACTAATATAGAGCCTACAGACAAAGGATACAAAATTAATTGCGACGGTAAAATCTACAGCCCGGATGAAGTGCTGCATTTTATGATCAATCCGGATTCAGATGCTCCCTACATCGGTACGGGGTATAAAGTAGCTTTGCGAGACATTGTAAATAATCTAAAACAAGCGTCCATAACTAAAAAAGGCTTTATGTCGAGCAAGTGGAAGCCGCCTTTGATCATAAGTGTGGATGCAATGACGGAAGAACTGTCAAGCCCGGAAGGCCGTGAAAAAATCTTAAAAAAGTACGTAAGTGAGACAAAGAACGGCGAACCGTGGGTAATACCTGCTGACTTAGTAAAGGTGGATCAGGTAAAGCCTTTGAGCCTTAGAGATTTAGCGTTAAACGACGCAGTAGAATTGGATAAACGTACGGTAGCAGGCATCTTTGGAGTGCCTGCTTTTTTACTGGGCGTGGGTAAATACGATAAAGACGAGTATAACAACTTTATTAACTCCACAATATTGCCAATCGCAAAAGGAATCGAACAGGAACTTACTCGCAAACTTTTATACAGCCCGGATCTCTATTTTAAGTTTAATCCGAGATCCTTATACTCCTACGATATAAGCGAGCTTGCAGGAGTCGGAAGTGATATGTTTGTGCGTGGGATTATGACGGGCAACGAAGTAAGAGACTGGTTAGGCATGTCGCCGAAAGAAGGCTTGTCAGAATTAACAATACTGGAAAACTACATCCCGCTTGATAAAATCGGTGACCAACAGAAACTGAAAGGTGGTGATAAAGACGGAGATTAGAGGATATACAAAAACGGATTTTAAAGTCAGATCCGAAAATGACGAGAAGTACCTAGAAGGCTATTTTATCCGGTATAACGAAGAAACGGAATTATGGCCAGGGGCCTATGAATCCGTGGCACCAGAGTCTGTACGGAGCAGCCTTAAAAGTAATGATATCCGATGCCTATTTAATCATAACACGGGGGCGGTATTAGGTAGGACCGGAAACGGAACCTTGGAGCTAAAATCCGATGATAAAGGGCTATACGGGAAAGTAAAGATCAATCAGAATGACAGGGAAGCTATGGACGTAGTTGCCAGAGTAGAACGGGGAGATATTAACGCTTGCAGCTTTGGATTTAACGGCATCGACGAAGACATTGAAAACCGGGATGATGGAACGACGAAATCCACATTAAAAGACATTGACCTGCACGAAGTAAGCGTGGTAACATTCCCGGCCTATCCGACAACCTCAATACAGGCCAGAAAAAAGGATTTTGAAGATCATCTAGAGCGAAAAATAAACTTGCGGAAGCAAAAATTAAAGGAGCGATTATATGGTAAAGCAGCTGATGATAGCAAAAAAGCTTGAGCAGGCGCGCGAATCCCTGAAAGACTTTGAAGAAGAAGAAAAAGGTTTTAAAAAGCGCGAAGAGGATCTGGGAAAAGCGATTGATGAAGCAAAAACCGATGAAGAAATGGATACGGTAGAAAATGAAACGGATAAGCTTGACGCTGACAAGAATGCGTTGAAGGAAAAGAAAGAAAAACTGGAAGATGAGATTAAGAAGTTGGAAGGGGAACTTGACGAGATGAACGCCAAAGAGCCTAAGCAGAAAAGGGGTAAAGAAATGGGAGAAAAAGTAGAAGTAAGAGATAACATTAACCGGTATATCAGGAGCAAGGGCCAGTATCGGGAAGGGTTTAAGGTTGTGGACGGCGGCGCGCTGGTACCACAAGAGTTTTTGAGACCCGCCGAAGCGCTCAAGGATGAAATTAATCTGCAAAAGTATGTCAGGACCGTATCAGTTAATCGTGGTTCCGGGTCCTTCCCCGTCATCAAAAAGTCCGACGGAAAAATGGTGACCGTCGCTGAATTGGAACAGAATCCAGAGCTTGCAAAGCCCGCCATTACAGATATCGATTTTAAGATTGATACTTACCGTGGATATATACCAGTATCTCAGGAAGTCATTGATGATGCTGATTATAACATTGTCGGTATGATCGCTGACGATATCCGTGGGCAGGATCTTAACACTAAAAATGCACAGATTGCAGCCGCACTTAAGACCGCAACCGCTGCAACCGCAGCTGGATTTGATGGATTAAAAGACTTGGTTAACGTACAGATCCCCAGAGTATATAACGTAAAGGCAATCCTGAGCGCATCTATGTATAACGCACTGGATAAGCTTAAGGACAATAACGGCAGATATCTGTTGCAGGATAGCATCACTGCACCGTCCGGTAAAAAGCTGTTTGGCTTGATCGACATCGTAGAGGTGCTTGACGATACAATTATTGGTGCAAAGGCCGGCGATACCGTCGGATTTATCGGCGATCCGTATCAGTTTGTAGCGCTTTTTGACCGCAAGCAGGTATCCGTAAAGTGGGTAGACAATAACATTTACGGACAACTTTTGGCTGCATTTTCCAGATTTGATGTTGAAAAAGTTGATGCTGCAGCTGGATTTTATGTCACCTATACTCCCGACGCTGGCGCCGAAGGCTAACAATGGATGCGCTAGAGTTGTTAAAGGCAAGGTTGGGTATCTCTGCATCTACCAGGGATACCTACCTTAATGCACTTATAGAGTCGGTAAAAAAAGAGTTGACGGAAGAAAAAGGCATCGAACTGGACGGAGAAAACATGGCGCACGAAATGTTTGTGGTGGACTATGCAACATGGAGGTACCAGAGCCGTGACAGTACGGAGGATATGCCACAACATATAAAATGGCGGCTTAAAAATCTGTTTTTACATGATGGTGGTAAAGATGTATAACCATGATTTGACATTGATTGATTATGAGCACGGATTTGACGAGATAGGCAACCAGACTAAAAAACCGTCGGAAACCGTTATCCAGTGCAATGTAAAGTCTGTGGGGTATGACGAGTTTTACGATGCGTCCATGTCCGAGCTGCGCCCGGAAATAAAGTTTATTATCCATGACTTTGAGTATGGGAATCAGAAAGATGTGATGTTTGAGGGACAGAAGTATCATGTTATGCGGACATACCGAGGATCCAGAACACTGGCGTTTGACGAAATCGAATTAACCTGCGAGAGGGCGGTTAACGATGGGAGTTAGATATATCAAGCCTGACGAGCTCGGATCTGAAATTGCGAGCATGATAGCTGAATATACGTCCGATGTGTCAGAGGCTATCGACAAAGAGGTCGAAAAAACCGCAAGGAAAGTCCGTAACGAAGTTAAAGCAAGTGCCGCATGGCAGGACAGGACCGGGAAATATCGCAAAGGATGGGCTACTAAAAAAGCCAACGAAAGCGGTAAATCCGTGAGATATGTCTATAACAAATCCCGCCCGTGGCTGGTCCACTTGCTGGAAAAGGGGCATGCAATGCCGAAGGGAAAGGGAAGAGTAGCTGCAAGGCCGCACTTGGGGCCGGCAACGGAAAAGTATCTGCCGGAAATGGAAAGAAGAATCGAAGAAATTTTAAAGAACGGGGGTTGACGGAATGAAGCAAAAAGAATTTTACAGCCACCTGAAAGAAACTGGGCTGCCGGTGGCTTATGGAATGTTTTTAGACGTCCCGCCACTCCCGTATATCGTATATAGCTTTACAAACTCCGATGATGTCATGTCGGATAATCAAAATTACGAGACTATAAGTAATTATCAAGTAGAGCTATCTACATCAAAAAAAGATTTAGCGAGTGAAGAAGCAATCGAATCGAAACTAAAAGAAATCAGGACGCCTTATATGAAATCAGAGGTGCAAACCGAATCCGGAAAGATATATAAGGTAACCTACGAAGTGCAAATAGAGGGGGAGAAGAATGGGAAAGAATAAAGTCCTGTTTGGGCTTGAAAAAGTCTATGTGGCCTTTAAGGAAGATGATGGCTACGCGAAGCCAGTCCATATCCCGGGAGCCGTAAACATGGCGTTAAATGCAGAGGGCGAAACAAATACCTTTTACGCAGATAACATCGCATATTTTGCGATTACATCCAATAACGGGTATACCGGCGATCTGGAGATGGCGTTGATCCCGGATGATGTATTGGCTGAGATGATGGGCTGGGAAATTGACGAAAATGGAATGCTGGTTGAAATTGCCGACGGAAAGCAAAAGGAATTTGCGCTGCTTTTTGAGGTGAGCGGAAACGAAAATAACAAAAGATATGTTTATTACAATTGCACATCCGGAAAGCCAAATGACGAACATGAAACAAAGGGTGAAAGCACAGAACCCACTACATCTACTCTTACGCTGACCGTAACACCTACAGAAATTGACGGGAAAAAAGTTGTAAGAGGGAACCTGGAGCTGAGCGATACCAACGAAGCGGCTTTTAACGCTTTTTACGATGAGGTGTTAATGCCAAAGTTTGGGACTGGCGGAGGAGCTGAGGGGTAATAGGCTCTATGGTGAGCGTCTACGGAAAAGAGCAGAGTTGTTAAAAAATCAAAGCGTTAAAAAAGGGAGTTGGTAGCTAGTGATATTTACGGCGATCGCAACCGAGGATGTACAGCCAAACCGGCTTTTGAGCCTGGGAGCTGAGCAAAAAGTATCTATAACGGCAGCGGGAGGAACCCCGGATTTTAGGTCAACCGGGGCGATAAAAGAGGGATCTGAAGTACGTATTGCTATAAAAAACAATCCCGTGTGGCAAGTAGAAGCAGGCGGGGACATAGCAGCCGGAGACTATGTGGAAGTTGGAGCCGGGGGCACGGTTGTAAAATCAGCCGGCGAAGGAATTGGATATGTAGCAGAATCTGTAAGCAAAGGCGGCGTAGCAAGGCTGGTCCGCAAGTTTAGCGGCCCCAAGGGAGATAAGGGCGAAAAAGGAGACACCGGCGCAAAAGGTGCAGACGGAGCAACGGGAGCAACCGGCCCGGCGGGTAAGGACGGTGCGCCCACACAGGAAGAATGGGACGCGTTAGAAGCAAGAGTAGCAGCATTGGAGGTATAGCATGCGAGATATAAAAATAGGGGACAAGGAAATCAGAGTGGCGGCTAACCCCGTCACTCCCTTCTTTTACAAAAAAGAATTTGGCGCGGATATGATAGGAGACTTTTTCAAAGCGTCTTCGTTTGGCTCGGATATTACAAAGTTTGACGGGCTGATCTGGATGCAGGTAGCTTGGGCAATGGCAAAGTCAGTAAATATATCTGCTTCGTTTCCAGATTTTAAAAAATGGCTATCGGAATTTGAATATTTGGATTTTAATGACGCTGAATTGTACACCGGACTGCAGGAGGAAGTCCAACAAGGGCTTTTTTGTGACGGAAAAAAGCAATCAGAAGACAACGAGTAAACTGGAAGAAAATTATGAGCTTAGAACCCTGGTGATGGCGAAGCGCATGGGAATTAGCTTTGAAGAATTGAGTCTCTTAACAATGCAGGATTTTTTAGATTTTGTAGATGCATGGATTGGAAAAGAAGAAAACGTGAGAAGCGCAACGCAAGCGGATATTGACAGATTTATGGGCTAAGGGGGTGAAGCATGGATAGAGCATTAAAAGGCTTGATGGTAGAAATTGGTGCAGATACGTCGGGCCTGGCAAAAGCGTTAGGCGAAGTAACCGATAAATCAAAAAATATCCAAACCGAGCTTACAAAAGTAAATAAGCTATTAAAGTTTAGCCCCAAAGATACTACCTTACTAGCGCAAAAGCAGAAACTACTTGGTGACCAGGTAAAAGCCACAAGAGACCGCTTACAGGAACTAAAATCCGCTGAAAAAGATGTGCAAAAAGCGGTAAAAGAAGGCAAAGTTAGTGAAGAACAATACAGGGCTTTTCAGCGCGAGATTGTAGAAACGGAATCTAAATTAAAGCACTACGAAGACGAGCTGGCAAAGGTAAGTAAAGGCCATGTGGCGTTTGGCCAGAAGATGCAGGAAACCGGGGAGAAAATGAAAACCATCGGCGGGAACATTGCTGATGTGGGAAAATCCCTGACCATGAAGGTAACTGCACCACTGGCGGCTGTAGGTGGAGCAGCGTTTAAGGCGTCAACAGATTTTGAAACGGCTTTTGCTGGCGTGAAGAAAACGGTAGATGGCACAGAAACAGATTTTGCCAACTTAGAAACTGGCATCCGAAACATGGCGAAGCAAATGCCACAGTCCGCAACGGAAATAGCAGGAGTGGCAGAACAAGCCGGTAATCTGGGAATACAGACAGAAAATATATTAAGCTTTACGGACACAATGGTAAAAATGGGATCCGCAACTGATATGTCATCTGAACAGGCCGCAACCTCACTAGCTAAATTATCATCTATTACAGGCATGAGCCAGCAGGACTTTGATAAGCTTGGATCGAGCTTGGTGGATTTAGGTAACAACTTTGCACCAACAGAGTCAGAAATAGTAAATATGACCTTAAGGCTTGCCGGAGCATCTCACCAAGTCGGCATGACAGAAGCTGATATGCTGGGCATGGCTACTGCAATGGGGCAGGTAGGCCTTAATGCGGAAGCTGGCGGGTCCAGCATGTCACGCGTGATGCAAAAAATCAATACGGAAGTATTATCCAGCGGTGAAAATTTACAAGGATTTGCAACCGTTGCCGGCATGACTGCCGAAGATTTTGCGCAGGTATGGCAGGACAAACCGAGCGCGGCAATACTTGCTTTTGTGCAGGGATTGGATGGCATAAAGGCAAGCGGCGGAGATGTAACAACTACCCTTAAAGATTTGGGCATTACATCTACGCAAGAGATAGACACAATGTCAAGGCTGTCTGGTGCAAATAAATCTTTAGCAGACGCATTGGGCGTGAGTGGTGAAGCATGGGACGATAACACCGCACTTACAAAAGAAGCCGAAACTGCAAACGACACTACTGCGTCAAAAATAGCAATTGCAAAAAACAACGTTGTTGATTTGGGGATCTCACTAGGAGAGACTTTGGCACCGATGGTCACAAAAGCTGCGGATAAAATAAAAGAGTTAACTGAAAAATTTAACAAGTTGTCTCCATCGCAGCAGCAAAACATTGTAAAGATAGGGTTGCTAGTGGCTGCAATCGGGCCGCTGCTGTCCGTATTGGGCAGTACTATACGCAACATAGGATCTGTGGTGGATGTAGGCGGCAAGCTGGTACAAAATTGGGATAAGATCAAGTCGGTTGGTGGCCTGCTGGCAGGAGGGTTAAAGGCTACTGTCGGATTTATATTTAGTCCTGCAGGCGCGATATTGATCGGCATCGCTGCCGTGATTGCCATAGGCGTAGCACTATACAAAAACTGGGATAAAATAAAAGAAGCTGGAGGAAAGCTTGGTGCGAAACTAAAGGGCGATTGGAAAGAACTGTCGGAAGGCACAAAAAAATATTTTAACAAAATCGGAGAGTCCATGTCCGGAGCGGTCGACACAGCAAAAGAAAAAATATTTTGGGCTATCGATAAGATCAAAGGATTTTTTAACTTTAAGTGGAGCCTCCCCAAACTAAAGATTCCGCATTTTAATATCACCGGGTCTTTTAGTTTAAATCCTCCCAAGGTGCCTAAATTTGACGTAGCATGGCGAGCGCAAGGCGGTATTTTTAAGCACCCGACCGTACTACCTA